GAATGTTGTGTCGGCTTCCTGGATACTCTCTCTAAGAGATTGAAGTTTAGTTTTGAGCATTTGCGCCCACTCGTCCTCTACACTTCCCCCTGCCATGATGTAATCTGCAAGGCGAGAGGTAAGGACATTTATTTGTGCTTCGACTCCTGCTTTCTCAGGGTCTGCTTCTGCTGTGGCATAAGCTATGTCGTAGGCTTTTTGTAAGTCACCTTCTAGCCCTCGTTTTAAGCCTTCGAGAGTGAGGTCGCGTATAAAACTACCTAGAGCCTCTGCAGACAGCCAGATTTGCCCTCCTATGTCGTGTGCGCCAAGATAATCTGCCATTGATGCGAAGTTTCTAAGTTGTTGTTGGTAGCTTGTTAAAATATCAGCTACTTCAGTTGGACCTGTAGCAGATGCCCAAGCTATAGCCGTATCCTTTGTTAGTTGATTGATCTGCTCTGCAAGGTCTACAATTGCTGTTCCTTGTTCTCCTTTAAGTGCATCGGTAGAGATTGCAAAGAGTTTTTCTTGCATTGTATCTGTTAATATTCCGAATCCATAAGCACCAGAAGGTGTTTTTGATTCTCTTAGTTTCTGCTGATAGAGTTTCGTTAGGTTCTCAAACTCCTGCGTTTGCATATAGCCTGCTTCTATCATTTCAGAGATTGCGTTACGGAGAGCATCTAAGTCGGCAGAAGTCTTGTCGAAGTCATCACCCATTTGTGATGCCATTTTAGCGTTGTAATCGAGCTCTTTTTGTAGGGCTTGGGAGATTGACGATATATGAGCGTATCTATATTCGCTAACAATTCCAGCATACGCCTCAGAGTCTGCATATCCACCTTCTATTAATTGCTTTATAGCATTTCTGTAAGCGTCTAAATCGGCTCCTAAGCGATCGAAAGTAGGGTCTGCGATTTCTAACTCAAGGTTAACTTTTAAGGCGCTCTGAAGTTCGTTTTCTATGTCCTCAATGGATTTCTTGGCTTGTGTGGTATTGAGGTTAATGTTTAGATTGTTCCAGAAATCATCATTAAAAAGTGTGGATACTTCTTCTTTGACTTCTTCAACGGCTGATTTCGCTTCCTTGTCGGCTTCGTACCGTGCTTGCCGTTCGTCCATGATTGATCTTTCAGTTTCAATTAGTTCTATATGCCTTATGACTTGGTTGCGGTAGTGTTCTTTGGCTTCTGGGGTGAGAGCAATCGACTCCATAAACTCATTTAACGCAACAGCAGCTTCATAGATCCAAACCTTAATCTTGCCCCAGGTCTGTAGCCCCCAGTGGGATATATCTTTCCAGTTTTTAATTAGCAAATATCCTATCCCAATAAGTGCCGTAAGTCCCAAGAGCACCCATCCGACAGGCCCTCCGACTAAAAACCCCAACGCTTCACCAAATGTCGCTGCACCACCTGCCCACGCTGAAAACGCAAAGATGAGTCTGTTCCCAAATGTGACTAAACCTTTCAACAAGCCGGAAAGAGATGCTACAACCTTAACGAGTCCCCCTAGGAGGGTAGTAGCAGGTCCAATCAAACCAATAAACAGTCCTAATTTTACATAAGCTTGTTGGGTCGCTTCGGGTAACCGCTGGAAGGCTTTCGCCATATCTCTTAATTTCTCGACAAACGGAATAATGATCGAGAGTGCCTGTGAGAACATAGGTAATAAAGCTTGCCCGAACTCGATTGTAACAGCTTTAACCTGCTCTTTTAACAATCTAAACTGACTTAGAGGGTTATCGAGTTCTCTCGCAAGGTTGCCCTGTGCTTTTCGAGATTGTTCCATGATTGCACCATAGCGTGCGACAACTTTCCCCGTTTCAGAGAGGGTTTCACCTTGTTTAATGAGTCCGTTTCTTAGAGCGTAATTTTCAACTGTGGTTTCATTGATGTTTATACCGAGTTCCCTAAGTGGCATAACCATTCCAACCATGCCAGACTGCAACTTCTCAAATGCTGATTCGAAGGAAATATTGTAAAATGACGCGAGATCATATGCAAGTGTTGTAAAGCCTTTAGCGAGGTCGTAGGCTGATTGTTCCGTCAGTCCCATACTTTCAGCCATAACCTTGAAGATACCCATTTGTTTACGCATTTCATATTCATTGATCTTCATGGCTTTTGCAAATTGTGTCGTAAAGTCGTGAGCCATCTTTGTCATGTTGCCCATAGAAACAGCAAAGAGGTTTTCACTCTCTACAACTTCGCCTGCCATCATGATTGCTTGCCGTCCAACAAGTGCTAGAGGTGTTGTTATTCCTAGAGTTAATGTTTTCCCAAGCTTTGTAACTTTACTTGCAAAAGCATCAAGTGTACGTTCAGCTTCGTGAAAGCCCTTAATTAGCTGATCGTTTTTAGTGGATAGTTGTACGTACAAAGTACCTAGATTTAGAGCCAAAGAAGCACCTCCTTTCTAATAAAAAAAGGCAGGTCTATTTGCCTGCCCTTTGTCGCATGTATTCCCTAAATTCTTCCGCACTGTTAAAGTGTGTACGCCAACCCATGAGTTCTTCCATTCTAAGTGGTTTTTTGTTGAACGGTATACGATTGCCTAAGACACATAATGCCGAAGCCAGACGTTCTCGTGTTGATTTTTGCCTGTCATTGTATCCTTTTAAGCACCGTGAAAACTCCCACCACGTTAAGGACCAGAACTCTCTGGGAGATAGGCCAATCTCATAAGCCAACGATAAGGTTTTGTCCCAATCTATAGGCTCAATTTCTTCACTAGTTCGGCTGTCACCACTTGTTCTGCCATTTTGTAATACTCGTCCTTCTCGGGAAGGTCGAACTCCTCTGGGAGTAAACCTTGTTCCTTGAAAAAAGGGACCAGTACCTCTAAAATTGCATACTCGTAGTCGCTTAAATGCACTAACTTGAACTCTGGATCTGTAACGATCGAGTTAACAGATACGTCGGCAAGTTGAGCAAATAACTCTAACGTGCCGTAAGGTCCTAACCCACCTGTAAAGAGTTTGATCTGTATCTCGGGGTCTTTTTGGGTGATCTTGAAAAATTTTCCAAGATCGAGCGTTAACGTGTATTCCTTGCCATTGATTGTTACTTGGTGTTCCATCTAACACCCCTCCTTTGCTCTACTAAGCTGAATCAACTCTGCGAGAAGTATATGGGCAGAGAAAGGCCTAAAAAGTTTATCTACGAGGATGCCGGGGGTGCAGTCTGCGTTTCCTTTTCTAACTTGCCGTTGATACGAATAGAGATCGACATATCAGTGGGTCCTTCATCTGGTGGGGAAGGAGTCAAATTAGTGATGAACCCTTTGCCTGTGTACTCTGCCTTGCCGCTGCCTGTTTCTAAAGCAAACTTAATTAGGATTTCTTTATCACCGAAATAGTGGTCAATCAATTCCTGTTGTCCTGCGTCTGATTCGTCGTATCGAACCGTACCGTCAATAGTAGCGTTTCTACGCCCCATCAAATACTCGGTCCAGCCTTCGTCGTCTGCGTGTGGGGCCTCGTTTTCGTTACGGCTAAGGTTTAGCGACAAATCTACACGTTTACCCACCTTTTGATAGGTAGGAGTTTTTCCATCTTCAGCAACCATCAAATACGCTAAGCGTCCCTCTGCTATTGCCAATGTTTATTCCTCCTTTTGGAATCTAAAGTTTAAAAAATAAATAGGCCTAGACGAATCGTCTAAACCCAGTCGATCGATATCAGATACCTGCCAAACACCATCTACAACACCATCTTTAACGGCGTGATTATATAAAGCATTTCTGATCGCTTCTAGCTTAGCATAAACTTCTGTGCCGTCACTATGAGGTGATCCTCTAACTCTAACTTGAACGGAAGGGTAACGCACCATGCTACTATGGAGTGGAGGGAGTCCGCCTGTGTTGTAAATAGTGATCATTGTATGAGGTGCAGGAGGTGAGGGGGGTTCATTGTCAACAGCAATGCCCCAGCCATTTGGGTTTGACCTGCTTCCCAACCCTTTATCTTCCAGGAAGTCCGCTACTAAGTTCGCAATATTGGCTATACGCTCACCTTCTTTCTGATGTGATTAACATATTGGGAGATGTTCTCGTTTAGTGGTCGTTCAAGATACTTCGCTTCGCCCCCTTTAGGGTGATTATAGTTTAATTCTTCGTGCTGACGAACAGCATAAACCGTGTTAAACCCAACCTCTACAGTAAAATCCTTTGGCGTTTCGGCCGTTGACATATATCCACTACCTCGAAGGTCGCCTGTGTCAATGGGCGCACGTTCTGTGGATTTTCCCTGTAAGTCAAGGGCAACGTCTATAAGGCCTTGTTTTGATCCCTCACCGATCCTTTTAAGTTGACGATTCATCTTCCTTTGGATATCGCTTAGGCCTTTTAACTTTACAACCATACTTTCCACCCAATGTTTCTGCCCTGCAGATCAGTCATGCTTTCGATTGCCATTATTTGGTTGGCTGTTTCCTTGTCTGGCGACAAAGCGAAAAAGCCTGCTGTATCGGGTTTAAAGTCCACCCAACAAACGGACTTCGACATTCTTTCTTGCCCTGCTTGATCTCGTCTTAATTCTTGACGGTCTGCCCATCTGCAAGAGGTCTCCTGTGGGTCACCAGGTACTGGCATGAAATTTGAGTACGTCACAGGGAAGTAGTAGCATTTTTGCTTTAACCTAAGCTTCAAGACAGGCCCACCACCTTGACGAGATACGGTTCTAAGAGTGATCTCGCCGTAGGGCATACTCTATCTTTAATACGTTGCTTTACAACAGCCTCAGAATACGTTTCTGACGCGTCGCCGATGCCGACAGAGATTAAACCTTTGCCGGGATCTGTCTCTTGCTCTAAGAGGGAGAGAGCTTCCTCACAGACAGCGTATTTCAAGCGAGTAGGTATCCCCTGCATAAAGTCACGAGGGAACGCCATCTCTTGAGCAGGATCGAGTTTTCTTCCCTTGAAGGGCAGAGCGTCAACTCTGTACG